CGGGTTCATCGCCGCGGAACCGATAGAGCTCGCCGGCCTGCACCAGAATCGCGGCGACGACCACCAGCGGCGCGGTCGCCGCATCGACCCAGGTGTCGGCGACCGACTTGGCGCGCGGCGTCGTGCTACACCAGCCGACGATCTGCGCCTCGGCCTGGTCGGCCATCGCCTGCACGTCGACGTCATCGGCGGTCGAGGTGATCCGCAGCCGCGCCTTGACCTGGTCGACGGTCACCAACGTGCTCACTTCCGCCTCGTGTCGTCGTAGACCTGCTGCCAGTCGCGGCCCTGCGGCCCGGCGGGGCCGGGCCCGCCGTCCTTGCCGTCCTTGCCGTCGCGGCCGCGTTTGACTTTCAGCGTCCACGCCTTCGACCCGTCGCCGGGTTTGGTCGTCGTCGCCGCCGAGCAGTGCCACTCCGAGCCGGCCCACGTGACGCCGTCGCCGGGTTCGTAGGCTTTGCCCTCGAGCCAGACGCCGCGGTAGATGTCCAGCGGGAACCGCGCGGTCCCGATCTCCTTGACCAGGTCGCCGCGCGTGGCGGTGATGGTGACCGAGCGATCGTCGGCTTGCGTCACGCCGAGGTCGTCGAACCCGAGGCCGTCGACGCCGTCCTTGCCGGCCGGGCCGGGCGGTCCCGGGACCGGCGGGCGCGCCTCGAGGCCGGCGAGCCGTTCGCGCATGGTGCCGATCTCGGTGGTGGCGGTGACGACGCCCGCGAGCTGGACGTCGAGCTTCTGCACCCGCAGACCGACCTCGTTGAGCGCGGTCTTGACGTAGTCGCGGACGACCGGCGCGATCCCTTCGACGATGGCCGCGATCTCGTCCTGGGTCATGCGGCCTCGTCCAGGGCTTTCGTGAGCAGATGACGCACAGCCGCGGCGACCTGGTCGGGCGCCACCTGGCCGGCGCCCGCCGTCGGCGCCGGTGCGGGTTTGCTGAAGGGATCATTCTTGTCGCGCTGCGCCAGGGCCTTCAGCGAGAACATTTGCTGCTGCATGTACGGCGTGTCGCCGCCCTCGACGGGGCCGAGCCCGAAGTACCGCTCGCGTGCTTCGTCCGGTGACATGGCGCCGGCCCCGATCGCATCCGCCGCGGCCTTGGTCTTGGTCGAGTTGTCCATCCAAATCAGATCGTCGATGTCGAGCTCGGTGCCGTACTGCGTGCCGCTGGTCGCGGTCGTCAGGCCGAGGCCCTCGTCGAGCGCGTTCTCAAAATTCGTGATCAACGACTGCAGGCAGAGCGAGTGATACATCTGCCACAGCGACTCAAGCGACACGCCGCGCGGGAGTTCGCCGACGCCAATCAGGAACGACGGCACGTGGAACACGCTGCAGATCGTCCCGGCGGTCCACCCGAGTTGCTGGATCAGTTGCGCGTCGACCGCGTTCATCGACAACTGCGTGTACTTGATGTCGGCGGTGATCACGGCGACGCGGCCGGCGTTCCCCGGGCCGTTGAAGGTTTCCCAGTCGGTCTTCGCCTGGGCGAGTTGGTCGGGCGTCATGCCGGCCGGCGCCGTGATCAACCCGCTCGGGCGGCTGCCGTTGGTGAAGAATGCACTCGAGGTCGCCTGGATCGCGAGCCCCTGCAGCGCGGCGGTCGCGCACGCATAGATCGGCGACATGCCCACGAGCGGGTGAAACAGACACACCATCCGGTCGTGAATAATTTCGCTGGCCGGCAGGATGAACTTGTCCGCGGGTTCGCGCGCCAGGGCGAGACTGCCCGAGAGGTTGTCGTGTTGCAGCTGGTAGTACACGCCGCCATCGGGCGCGATGAGCGGCGTACACCGCAGCGGGTCGAGCACGTAGAGCGCGACCACGACGCCGCGCGCGTCGCGCTCTTTGAGGATGTAGGCGTTCCCCCACATCAGTTTCGACGTGATCCACTGCTCGACGAATTTGGTCGTAGTCTGATAACGGTTCGGTTTGCGGAGGACGGGCGAGAACGCCGGCGAGGACGTTTCCTCCCACATGTCGTCGGCGTTCTCTTGGACGAGACGCAGGGTGAGTTTGCCGACGTCCTGGGCGATCAGGGTGACGCACGCGAAGACGGGTGCGTATTGCAGGACCTGGTCGCGGCGGCCTTCGACGTTGACCTGCCAGGCGCCGGCGTACGGTTCGCGCACGACCAGCGGATACCACCCGCCGCCGGTGGCCGCGCCGGGACTGTACGGCGCGGTCAGGGTTTTGGCCGTGAGTTCGAGCCCGCGGCCGAACAGGTGCAGCCGGACGCTCGCCATCAGCGGGCCGCGGTAAACGTGAACGGCAGCGCGTTACTCACCGCGCCGTCGGGCTGGCGCACCGCGACCGCGACCGAATCCGGGCCGAGCCAGACGGCCATATCGACGCCGGTCGTGACCTCCGTGTCCGAGACCACCGTCGTCGGCTCGTCCTGCCCGGCGAAGACGATCACCGCGCCGGCGCCGAACCCGGTGCCGTGCACGTGCAGCGTGAAGTTGGCGGCGCCGAGCGCCACGCTGGCCGGCGTCAGGCCGGTCAGCACCGGCGCCGTCCCGCCGCCGCCAGGCGCGGTATCCGTCCAGCCATCGATCGAGACGAACCCGATCCCGCGCAGGGTTTCCGCGAGCACGCGATCGGTGACGGCATACGTCTCGCCTTCGATGTGCTCGACGCCGTTCTCGGTGTGATACGTGCGCGCGACGACGTCGAGCGAGTCACCGGCCATGTTTCCTCCCCGTGGTCGTCGTCGCGACGGTGCGCGGCGGGATGGCGTCCACCGCGCACCGCATGGCGAACCCGGACACCTCGAGCGCCTCGACGAGCCCGGCCTCCACCGTGATCGTGTCGCCCGCGCGCGGGTACGCCCCGTCGTAATACCCGTCGCGCAGGACCGTCATCGGGACGCGCATCGGTTACGCCGTGTAGGTCGCGGCGGTGTACTGGACGACGCCGGCGCGCGCCTTCTTCCAGTTGATAAACCGTTCGGCGCGCAGGCCGACGAGGTTCATCTGCCAGAGGGACGTGAGCAGCGTCGTGGCGAGCGGCGGATTGTCGAGCGCCGAATCCATCTGCAGCGACGCCTCGCGCGACACGTCGATCGTCACGCCGCCGTCGTCCGCGTAGAAAATCGCGCTCGGCTGCACCAGGGCGACGGTGTTGCCCGCGCTCTGCGAGGCGATCGCCTTGTAGCCCATGATCATCCCGCCGCCCTGCGCCATGCCCGGGAACAGCGGTTGCCCGAGCGGGTTCAGCGCGTTCGTCAACGCCAGCGCGTTGGTCTCCGAGAGGATCAGCACGGCGCCGGCACTCGGAATCAGGGCCGCCGTCATCGCGTTGGCGAGCGCCTGAATGTCGGTCCGCGCGTTGGCCGGCGTCGGGCCGGCGGTCGTGATCGGGGTGACGCCGTTGGTGACCGAGCCGGGCGAGACGCCGGCGACGGGCGCCTGGGCGGGATCGATGAACTGCGTATCGAGGAACGCGGCGATGCCCGCGATCATGTCGCGCCGGATGACTTCCTCGGCCGACGGCGTCGAGGTGCGCGCGAGCTCCTCGGTGATCACGATGATCCCGGCGCACTTGAGAATCGCGAGCGTGATGGTCGAGAACGCCAGCTTGCCGACCGGCTTGGGCGCGCCCTGGCCGACCCACTGGTAGGTGCCGCCCCCGGTCTGCGCCGGGACGGAGATGTTGAACGGCACCCGGAAGAACGTGTCGACCTTGCCGAGAATCGTCTGCGGGCGCAGCAGCGCGAGGAAATCCGCGGCGAGCGGGGTGATCGGCGCCAACGGCCCGGCCCACGTCGCGTCGGTCGTGGTGCCGGCGGCCACGGCGGCCTTGAGCACGAGGCCGACTTCGGGCGTCGAGTCCTCCCACTTCTTCGCGTACTCGACCGCGTGCATGATCGAGCCCTTCGTCACCGCGAGGGCTTGACAGTACCGGATGAACGCGGTCCCGGGCGCCAGGTTGCTCTTCACCTGGATAATCGGCACGCTGCCGCGCTGCTTGCTGGCGTCGTCGGGATTCGCGGCCGTGATCGGGATCGCCTTCGCGAGATTCGTGGCCTCGAGCGCCTTGAGGCGCACGAGATGCGCGTCGATCGCCTTGAGTTCGGCGGCGAGGCTGTCGTATTCGTCGGTCTCGGCCTGGTCGAGCGTCGCGCCGGCGTCGGCGGACTTGGCCATGATCGCGGTCATGCGCGCGTGTTGCGCCGCGCGCTTGGTCTCGAAACTGGTGATCTGTTCCTGAATCGTCTTGGATTCCATAGCAGGCGCGCCCTTGTCGACGCGCACGATGGGGAGGGGGTCCCTGTCGCGGGACGCATGACGGCCAGACGCGGCCAGGTCGAGTTCTTTAATCGTGTGAATCGTCGCGTCGGCGTTCGCCGGGATCGCGACGAGCGAGAGCTCGAGGACTTCCGTTTTCAGATACCGATAGCCGCCGGTGTCCTTGTTGAACGCTTCCTCGATCGCGCGGAACCCGATCGAGACGCCCGCCAACAGGCCGGCCTTGAGGCTTTGCCACGCTTCCTCGACGCGGTCGCGCAGCGTGCCGGGCGCGTCGATGGTCGGCAGGGTCGCCGAAAATTCGAGGCCGTCGCCGGTCGGTTCTTTGAACGTGACCTGGCCGACGGGCTTTTTTGCGTCGTGGTAGAGCAGCAGCGGGAGCGGATTTTTGTAGGAGATGCCGAGGGGTTCGACGACGTCGCCCATGCGATCGGGTTGCGGCGTCGAGGCGATGCCCGTGATCGTGCGCTGATGCGTGTCGACAGCTTTGACCGTCAGCAGCGCATAGGCACGTGTCAGGGGCACGCGCCCAAGAATGCGGTCGGCTCAGCGTTTCCGCCGTACAAAAGTCTGCCGATCGGTGTAATCGGCCACGTATTCGTTGACGGCCTCGCGCAGGATGCCGGCGACGCCGGTCCGATTCTCACTGGCGACGCGCCGCAGTTCGAGCCGTTGCGCGGGCGTCACGCGGAGCTCAATGCGCGCGGTCGAGGGCACGTCCGCGAGCGGCGGCCGGCCTGGCGGGCGTTTGCTCATAGCGTCCCTCTCACAACACGACCATCGAATAACTCGGCGGTGCCGCGCCCGGCGTCACGAGCGGCGCCAACCCCTGCAGAATCGCGTCGATCCCGTCGATTTTGTTCGGCGAGTCTTCATGCTCTTTCCGCGGCCACAAACTGTCGTCCTGACCGCGCGTCACGACGGTGTTGCTCGCCATCCACTTGAGACACGAGTTGCCATCGTGCCGAAACCGCCGCCGCCGCAGCCGCGTCTCGAGCTCGCGCGCCGGCGCCGTCAGGCTCTTGCGATCCTTCGTGAGAATCGCCGCCGGCACGCCGTCATCGTGAAGATTCGAGACCATGATCGGGGAATCCCACTGATCGAACCGCACCGCCTGCACCTGGAACTCTCGACACCACGCCCGAATGTCAGCCTCAATGCGCCGCTGGTCGATGAAATCGCCATCGGTCAACTCTAGAATCCCGCTGCGCGCCCAGGCGAGATACTCCGGGACGGTGCGCGCCCGCGACGCGACGACGTCGCGCGGCAGATAGAACTTCACGAACGCATAGAGCACGTCGGCGCGCTCGAAGAGCAGCGCGACGGCGGCAATGTCTTCGCGGCGCGCCAGGTCGACGCCCATCCAGCACTTGGCGCCGGCGAACGCCTCGAGGCGCAGCGACGGCTCGGCGCACGCATCCCAGTCCGTCATCGACAACCAGGTCCGCGCCGACTGCAGCCACTGCGAGCAGATCTTGACGCGAAACTCCCCCTCGAGGCCGGGCGTCTGCTGCGCGTCGTGACAATAGGACGTCACCCACTCGAGCGTCGGCGTCACACCGAGCATCGGGTTGGCCTTGACCCACACCCGCGCGTCGCGCCAGTCGTCGGCGTCATCCAGGGTATAGATGATCCCGAGGAAGTGATCCGCGTCGAACACTTGCTGCAGCACCTTCGTCAGGGTCGTCCGCAAGGCGTAGCCGACCGAGAGTAAGTCGTATCCGGCCGTCGTCGGGCACAGCATCAGCGGGTTGGCGCGCGCGCCTTGCGCACTTTTGAGCACGTCGTGCAGCCCGAACTTCTGCGCATGCGACTCGTCGAGCACGATGCAGCTCGGGTTCAGCCCGTCCTGCGTCGACGCCTTCGCGTTCACCGGGCGGACACTCCCGTCGGCGGTGATGATGGCGTTCACGAAGGCGCGCACGCCGAGCTGTTGGAGCATCGGCGACCGCTGGACCATCTTCGCGGCGATGACGAACACGATCCGCGCCTGGCTGCCCGTACTGGCCCCACAGACGACCGAGGCGCCCGGTTCCTGTTCCTTCACCAGGTGAAACAGCGCGATCGCCGCCATCAGCGTCGACTTCGCCGCCTTGCGCCCGACCTCGAGATAGACCAGCGTGAACCGCCGCCGCGCCGGCGCCGCGCGGTGGCGCCAGCCAAACAGCGAACACAACAGGAAGACCTGCCACGCGGCGAGCTGAATCGTCGCGGTCGTCCACCGGCCCTCGACGTGCGGCAGCTCTTCAACGAACCCGCACGCCTCGGCCGCGTGGGCATCCGACCAGGTGAACGGCCAGGCGGGATCGGTCACCGCCCGCACCGTGTCGCG